TTTTGGTGTCAAAGAACCAATGTATAGAACTGGCTTTGACCGCAATCTGTGGCTTTGGGAACAATACAGCCCAGAGGCCACATACATGATCTCTGCTGACGTTGCTAGAGGTGACGGGGCAGATTTTTCTGTTTTCCACATAGTTAAATTAGAGACTATGGAGGTCATAGGTGAATATCGTGGCAAACCAAACCTTGAGGAATTCGCTTCTATTCTTGATTCCACAGGTAGAGAATTTGGCAATTGTCTGCTGGTGGTTGAAAATAACAGTCTAGGAATTTCAATCCTAGAGAAGCTTCAAGATAAATTATACCCTAATCTTTATTTCTCAATAAAGGGAACACATGAGTATGTCGATCAGCTAAGGGCGGAATCAATTAACAACTCCGTCCCCGGCTTCACTACTTCGTCCAAGACGCGCCCACTTATCGTGGCGAAAATGGAAGAATTCATCCGAAATAAACTAATTACAATATATTCTTCGCGAATTGTAGATGAGTTTAAAACTTTTATTTGGAACAACAACAAAGCACAAGCGATGAGAAGTTATCATGATGACTTGGTTATGGCTTTAGCGATTGGTTGTTGGGTAAGAGATACAGCCCTAGAAATCAACAAAAAAGATCTAGAGTATAAGAAAGCCATGGTGGACGCAATGAAATTGAATTCTAGAAAAATACAAACTACGATACCGGGCATGGAAGGTCACCGCCAAGGCGTTTGGAACGAAAAAGCAAAAAAAGAAATGAATGATCATAAAAACTTTATTTGGTTAATTAAGGGATAAGTAAATGGCAGATCAAAGTAGAAACCCAAGAAACCCAAGATCAGAACTGTTCAAGTCTCTAACTAGAATTTTTTCTGGGCCTCTTGTTAATAGAAGAACACAACAGGGCCGTCGTCTCAGAAGATATCAATTAGATAAATACGAAAGTAGATTCACTTCAGCTAGCGGGCAGTCCTTTAAAACAGCAAGATCTAATAGTGCTTATAATTTACAATTAGCCGTAATGAATCAGCACAACCGTGTTGAGCGTTATGTTGATTTTGATCAAATGGAATACACACCAGAGATTGCCTCTGCATTAGACATCTATGCTGATGAGATGACGACACATTCTTCACTACAGCCGATGCTTAACATTAAGTGCTCTAATGAGGAGATAAAAGCAGTTCTTGATTCTCTGTACCACAACATTTTAAACGTTGACCACAATCTTTTTGGATGGTGCCGTTCAATGTGTAAGTATGGTGACTTCTTCTTGTACCTAGACATTGATGAAAAGTATGGTATTCGCAGCAGTATTGGTCTTCCATCTAATGAGGTCGAGCGCCTAGAGGGCGAGGACAACACCAATCCGAACTACATTCAGTATCAATGGAATGCTGGCGGTCTAACCATGGAAAATTGGCAGGTTGCTCACTTCCGTATTCTGGGTAACGATAAGTATGCACCATACGGAACATCAGTTTTGGAACCGGCCCGTCGAATCTTCCGTCAGCTAATCCTTTTAGAGGATGCTATGATGGCCTACCGCATTGTTCGCTCACCCGAACGCCGAGTTATTAAGGTAGATGTTGGTCAGATCCCGCCTAATGAAGTCGAACAATACATGCAAAAAGTTATTAGTTCTATGAAACGCAACACAGTTGTAGATGAATCTACGGGTCGAGTTGATTTACGCTATAATCCTTTGTCTGTTGAAGAAGATTATTTTATTCCTGTTCGAGGTGATAGTAAGACAGAAATTTCATCATTGGCAGGAGGCACTTTTACAGGAGACATCGACGATGTTAAATATCTGAGAGACAAGCTATTCTCGGCCCTCAAGATTCCGGCGTCGTATCTAACAAACGCCGAAGGCGCCGACGAGGATAAGACAACTCTAGCCCAGAAGGACATACGATTTGCTAGAACCATCCAGCGTCTCCAGAGGGCAGTTGTGTCCGAGCTAGAAAAGGTTGGTATTATTCATCTTTATACCCTCGGATTCAGAGATGATGATTTGCTTAATTTTCAACTTGCACTGAATAACCCATCCAAGATCTCCGAACTTCAGGAGCTAGAACATTGGGATAAGAAGTTCTCTGTTGCCGGCGCAGCCACGGAAGGTTTCTTCTCGCGCCGATGGATTGCCGAGCACTTGTTCAGCATGTCCCACGAAGAGTTTGAAAGAAACCAAAGAGAAATCTTCTACGATCGTAAGTTTGATGCATCGCTTGCAGCCGTTGCAGAAGCAATGCAAGAAGAGGCAGCAGGAGCGGGCCTTGGCGATCTTGGAGGCGATGAAGATCTTGGAGATCTTGGGGATCTTGGTGATGAGGACCTTGGTGGCGATCTCGAAGATCTTGGCGGTGATGAGCCCGCAGCAGAAGAGCCAGCAGAGCCTGAAATTGGTGAAGATCCACTCTTGGCGGCTCCCGGTAGAAGGGAAGACGATGGTTATACAACTCCCGGCTCCAAAGGGAAAGTATACTACCCAGTCAAGAAAGGTCGCGACAATAGGGCCAAAGGTGCCATGAAACGCCACCGCTCATCAGTCGCTGGCACAAACATGGATCCCCGCAAGACTTTTCCCGGTAAGAGTGGCTACGGAGGTTTAGATTCCTTAGCCAAGGGGATGTTTGAATCGAAAGAAACTAATTATGATAACGGTTTTCTGATGCATGAGCAGAAAATACACAATGTAAATTGGGAAGTTAAAAGTCTAATAGAAAGCTTAGGCAATTCAGCGGAGATCAATAATGAAACTAAAGCACAATAAAAAAAGAAACACTGCCTTCTTGTACGAAGCATTAGTTAAGGAGTTAACCAAAGCTGTTGTTAACAAGGACACGCAAAAAAAGAATGCTTTAGTTTCTATGCTAAAAGAAAATTTCTCTGTAGGTAAGATCTTGCAAAAGGAATTGGAGCTTATTAAAACTTTGTCCGAAACCAAAAAAGCAGATTTGTATACAGCCGAGCGTTTATTGTCCGAATCTGTGAGCAGATATTCTACACTGGACTCACAAGAGATTTTTGAGGCGCAGTCTAGATTGATTGAAGGTATTAATAAAAACATCGGAAAGCAGGTGTATAGTAATTTTGTTCCCAACTACAAGCACCTTGCTACTATTTCGCAACTGTTTACGCAAAACACTTCCGTAAAGGAAAAGGTGCTTTTGGAAAGAACTTTAATTGCCGCTATGACTGCAAAAGAAAAAGAGCAAGTCAAAGCAAAGCAAATGCCCCACGTTGATAAATTAGTTTTTAAGACGGTTATAGAAAATTTTAATAAAACTTATGACGGCGAGCTTTTGCAGGAACAAAAGGATCTCTTAAACAACTACATTGTTTCTTTTGGCAAAAACGAAATAGAGTTTAAAGTTTATCTTAATGAGGAACTTGGTAGGTTGAAGGATCAAGTTGCACTCCTCAAACAAAATGAAATAATGTTGGAAAACAATGATCTACTAAGAAAGCTTGACGAGGTTAAAGGCGCTCTAGATAAATTTCAAACAAAGAAAGTAAATCCTGTCATGCTAGAAAAAATCATGCAGATTCAAAAATTAGTTAAGGAATGCTCTGAGTAATGGCAATCAAGATCACGGTTGGCTCAAAAGAGCCCAAAGAAGAGTCTAAACCTATCGCAGAGGTTGAGCTTCAAATAAGAAGATCCGCTAATGGCGATTATTACATTAGCGACCACGCTGACATAGACATTATTATTATGAAAGGAAAGAAGAAGATTCTTGCAATTGCAAAAGATCAAATGTCAGAATTTGTATACGGCGCTCAGGATCGCTTGTTTGACTACCTAACAAAGAAAGGTCTAGTATCGCCCGAGACTATCCAAGGAGGCTCAGTTTACGGGTCTATGGAAGCTGCGTTTATGGATTCCGACGAACTAAACGTTATTAACATGTTGATTTTAAATATTTCTAAATACATTGATGAAGAGCGTCCGTATTTTGAATTTGTTGAGAAGTTTGAAGAAATGGAAACAGAGCAGTTTGTAGAGCCAACAGAGGAAGAGTCCACAGAGCTTGGCGAAGTTCCTCATGACGCACAGAAAGGTAACATTCGCCCCGGTTATACTTACGGCCCATACTGGCAAAATTATACCTATGAGTAGAGGTTAAAATGGAATTATTGTGGTTTGCGCTCGCTTGCTACGGCTTGACTTATCTAGTCGTGTATGCGAGCATTTTTAATAGAATCCGACCAAGCAAAGAATGGCTTGGAGGTTTTGGCAAGTTATTTAACTGCACTTTGTGCTTTGGCTTCCACTCGGGCTGGTTTTTATTTGCCATAAACCATTGGACAGAACTATTTACTTTTGACTACACTGTTGCGAACTTTTTTATTTGTGGCTGGGTAGGCGCTGGAGTTTCTTACATTCTTTCAATGATTGTTGGTGACGAAGGTATTCGGATAATAAA